ATGTAAAGGTTATTTAGTGTTACAATGTGATGATTATAAAATAGAATTGGTTGAAGAATATCCGTGTAATAATAAAAATCAATTAGAAAAAAGAGAAGGCGAATATCAAAAAAATAATGAATGTGTAAATAAATATGTTGCTGGAAGAACAAGACAAGAATATAATAATGATAATAAAGAAAAAATTATAGAACAAAGAAAAGAATATGAAAAAAAAAATAAAGAACAATTAACAATAAAACACAAACAATATTTAGACAATAATAGAGAAAAATATAATGAATATATGAGAGAATATAGATTAAAAAATAAAGAAAAAATTAACGAACAACGAAGATTAAATTATAAAAGTGCGTAATTAGTAATTAAAAATATTATACTATTGTATATATAAATGGATATTAAAGGCATCCCTAGACATAAACCAGAGAATCATTTCAATTATACAGATGACCAACTTGCTGAAAAAAAACTTGTTTTAGAAAAACTTAAAGTTATTTACAAAGACGTCCCAGAGTATTATGCGGAATTAGTATATGACTTATGTGTGAATACAGAGCCTGAGAAGATTGAAGCAATTAAAAAGAAGATTGAGGAGACTCCATTTAAATATGATTATTCTGGGTTACAAGATGAATTAAACAGAGTAAAAGATGCTTATACTTTAACAACAAATGAAGAATTAGATGAGTTGGATAAACAATTAAATAAGGCGTCTCCGCCTTAAACCCAACAAGTTAATTATTATGTTTTTTGAATATAATAATTAAATTGGTTTTGACTACACTTTTTTAAAAGTGTAATTATATATATAAATGGCAAGCTCTTCTCGTTTTGAAGGACAACAAGTAGTGAATAGTATTAATTTTTTTGTAGATTCAGAGAGATGTTCGGTAGTAGGTGACGGGCAGTCTAAAGGTGATGACATTCATTATAATTTTGAAGGTAATACAATTGAATGTAAAGATGGCGAAGTCATTCGATTATCATTAGTTGATTTTTATATGCCTAATAATCAGTATACAATTGATGGTAGAAACTCATTTGTTTCTATTATTTGCGATGTTAGTGGAACACCAATGACTGCAGCAATTAGCAAAACAGTTATTGACCGTGGTAATTATTATGATACTGATGACATCGCAATTAATTTTGCTAAAAATGTAGCAGCTGTTTTAGCGGCATTACCCGGTGTACCTGCTGGATTAGCCGTAGCAACTGGAGGCGGTGGTATTGTTAATAATAATTTAGTAGATCAAAATAATATAGTTACTGGATTTGCTAATCCAGTAGCAAGTACCACTATAATAGGACAAAATTTATCAGGCAAACCAGAGAAAAAACTACTTGACGTTACAATTAAATTTGGAACAACGGCTGTTCCTGGTGGTGCACCACACTTAATTACTAATTTAAAAATCAGTTGCCAGTCATTAAACGGCGAAGCCTATTTAGTACTTGGAGGTGAGCGAGGCGATGATTCAACCGCAAATCTTACTAGTTTTTTAATTACAAATCCTGATGCTAATTCTATTAGAATTAAAGGATATTATCCGATGCAATTAGTAACAGAACCGCATATTTATTTAAGATGCACTTTAGGCCAGAACGGTCTTGAGTCTTCTATTCTCTCTAGCGATGAGAAAGTATATAATAATGATATTGTGGGTTCTAATATTTTAGCCAAGATTGCTCGCACAACTGAAAGCTTTTCATTTATAGCAAGTCAAGAGCAGCAATTCTTTTTAACGCTTCAGCAGCGTAAATTAAATAGCATTGGTTTATTTTTAACAGACAGCAAAAGTCGTCCAATTGGGCGGTCAAAAGGTTCGGGAAGAGGAACCTCTGCTGGTTTAGAAGATACAACAGTAACAAGTGAATTAGCATATTTAAAAGAAACACAAAACACTTTAGGCAATTTATATTTTACAGCAACTATTAGAATTGATATAGTAAAAGTATACAATCCTAATGTTTTACAATCCGAACCACCACCATTGCCTCCAAATCCAAGAAAAGCGAATGGTATTATTTCTTTTGGTTCTCCAACCGGATTTAAGTAGTCATAGTATAACAATCATTAGGAAAGTCTAATAAAATCATAGCAGCATCTCTAACTAAAATTGCTTGGTCTAACTCTATATGTTCGCTGGTATAAACTTTTTTTCTTTTAATAGCAATTTCTATTACAAAAGTTTTTCTTGATTTATTCCAATAAATATAAGGGTGTTTAGTGTCTTTTCTATTTAATTGATTTTGTCGCAAAGTAACCCAACGCAAATTATCAACATTATTATTTAATCTATTTCTATCAATATGGTCTATTAATGGTAAATTATTAAGATTAGGAATAAATTGAATGGCAACTAATCTATGAGCTAAAACATATTTTTTGCCGTTTTCATTACATAAAGTATATTTATAATAACCATCTTGATTAATACACAAACTTAAAAACCGATTAAGAAAGCAACTCCAAACTTCTCCTTGTTTATTAATTTTATACAGACCTTCATAATCCTTTAGGTCTTCTAACTCGTCCATTTTGATTTAATAATTTGAAAAGAATTATTTCAATTTAGTTTTGAAAATTAAATTGAAAATTATTTTAATATCTGGGTATTGTATATAGAAAAATGAGCGGCCTTCCGCCAAATGTTTCGTATTTTATGTCACGCTTGCAAGGCGTCAGTACAAGCCATTTTAAAATATTTCCACAGAACAGCGGTTCTCAGTCCGCCAACAAAATCCTTCGTTTTGAACTTCCTTCCAATACTCTATTAAATCTTAAGTCATGCCGAATGCTTTTTAATGTAACAACCACAAACAGCAATTCTACAACTGGAGCTCGTCTTCCTCCTGACACTCGTTCCTTCATTGACCGTATGGCGGTTTATATGGGCGGTGTTTTAGTTCAGAACTCGTTTTCTAACTACAACATTTTAGTTCATGCGAAAAAGGCGCTTGGCGCCGATCGTTGCTCGGATTCGGTTCTTACTCACCCTGAGATGTGCCGCTCTGTTTCTTACCACAATGGCGCTGCTTTAGCTGAAACCGAATCTTACACAACTGCTGATGTTCAGTTAGCAATTATGGATTGGGAAGGCTTTTTAGGGACCGCAGAGCCCTCGATTGTAGATACTGGTCTTTTTCCCCAGATTACTATTGAGATTACTCTTGCGGACAATGTTATCTGCCCCGCAATGACTGTTACTGCGGCGACTGCGCCTGCTCTTGCGACAACTAATATTACTGGTGGCTTTTGTACCCCTCCTGGTGCGTCTCAGTCGGCCTCTTATTCGCTTGACAACATCACAATGCAGGTTGAGGTGCTTGGAATGGCATCGTCTGTGCTTGATGAAGTGGTCGCCCAGCGTATTTCACAGGTTGGATATTTATCCATTCCATTTAAGAATTATTTCTCGTTTTCTTCGTCGCACTCTAACACTTCTCGGTTCAATGTTAATAGCGCATCTTGGGACCGCCTGTGGGTGGCTTGGCGTGATGCGTCTGGCAACTCGCCTGCTGCTCCTGCTGTTGTTGCCGGCCATAAACTTCAGGGTGCTTTCGTGTCGGCTGAGACTGAAACACAGACTCGCTCAGCAACTCCTGTAGCAGGTGATCTTATTACCTTTGCCCTTACTACAGACCTTGGCAGACCCCAATATGATATTGGTGGTGTATTTGATACAAATAGTGAGAAGTATTTAGCCCGTTATTTCCGCTTCCAAGAGCAGAACAATGGGTCTGGTGTATCTAACTATCAGCTTCAGATTAACTCGGCAAATTATCCTGCTTATAAACTAACAATTCCTGAGGTTTATTCGCTGTCGCTTAACTCTATTGATGTTTATGATAAAACTCGTAAGATTTCATTAGACCAGTATCGCAAAGATTACTGCGTCCAGTGCTATCGGTTCTGCCTGCCAGAGTCGGATTACTCGCGCATGTCGTCTGGTCTTGATACTCGCGCTACATCTGCCCAGTGTGCGCTAGTGACAGAGAATGTAACGACTGCGGTTGCTTGCTTTATGTTTGCTGAATGTTCGAGCGAGCTTCGTGTGGCCAATCGTTCAATTGAAC